TTTTATGAGCATTATCAAGTTCAGTTAAATGATACTCATCCTTCTGTGGCAGTAGCAGAGATGATGAGATTGCTTGTGGATGACCGTCATATGGAGTGGGAACAGGCATGGGAGATAACAACTAAATCTATTGCATATACAAACCATACTCTTCTTCCAGAGGCATTAGAGAAGTGGGATCTTAAATTGTTTAAGAATTTATTGCCAAGACATTTGGAAATAATATATGAGATCAATTCTAGGTTCTTGCAAACTGTAAGACTTAAGTATCCTGGTGATGATGAGATGTTAGGAAAGTTATCTATTATTGATGAGTCTGGTAATAAGTCAGTTCGTATGGCACATCTTGCCACTGTTGGTTCACATCATGTGAATGGAGTCGCAGCACTTCATTCTGAATTGATTAAGAGTCAGTTGATGCCTGAGTTTTATGATTTGTGGCCTCATAAGTTTACTAATGTGACTAATGGTGTTACTCCACGCAGATGGGTATCACCTAATATTTCTGAATTATTGCATGAATATGTTGGACCTGATTGGATTACCAATATGGAGTCACTCAGGAAATTAGAAGACAATCAATATGATGTGGAATTATTAGAGAAGATTGGAGCAACCAAATTACTTGGTAAGCATAATCTCTCTGTTTATATTCAAGATAATCTTGGTATAACAGTAGATCCTAATAGTATGTTTGATGTACTTGTTAAGAGAATTCATGAATACAAGAGACAACATCTACGTGCTCTTGAGGTGGTGGTACAGTATCTACGTATCAAGAATGGTAAGACGGATGTTGTTCCACGTACTGTAATATTTGGTGGTAAAGCAGCACCAGGTTATTATATGGCAAAATTGATAATTAACTTTATTAATAATATTGCAGAGGTTGTTAACAATGATCCTGATACTAGAGATTTACTTAAGGTTATATTCCTACCAAACTATAGTGTAAAACTGGGTGAGAAGGTTTACCCTGCTGCTGATTTATCAGAACAGATTTCTACTGCTGGTAAAGAAGCATCAGGAACAGGAAACATGAAGTTCCAAATGAATGGTGCTCTTACAATAGGAACACTTGATGGTGCTAACGTAGAGATAAGAGATCTTGTTGGAGGAGAGAATTTCTTCCTCTTTGGGCATGATGAGAAAGGTATTGCAGAACTATGGCAGAATGGATATGATCCTAAACATCATATGAGTTCAGAACTTTGGGAAGTTGTTAATTTAATTAAGGGTGGACATTTTAGTCAAGGTGATAAAGAAAAATTTAAACCATTATTAGATAATCTTCTTAATCATGATCCTTTCTGTGTCTTTGCCGATTTTTCTGATTATTGTGATGCACAGGATCGTGTAAGTAGTGCATGGACAAATAGAGATTCATGGAATAGAATGTCTTTATTGAATATTGCAAGATCTGGTTTCTTTTCTTCTGATAGATCGATTAGGGATTACTGTACTAGAATTTGGGGTATTCAACACTGACCTTTTAAAGTGTTTGTGGTTAAATAGTAGTGTACGCCGTAAGGGTACACAATTTACACTCGCTTTTAAAGGAGAACAAATGACTAATTTAACACAGTACCATACTGCTAATCTTCCAGAACTAATGAAGATTATCAAACAAAATGGTATAGGTATGGATGATTACCTAAACAGATTTTTTAATGAATCACCACAATCAAATTATCCACCATATAATTTAATACAGGTAAATAATCATGAGTCGAAACTCGAAATTGCACTTGCGGGGTTTAAGAAAGATGAACTCAAAGTCTATACGGAGTTTGGAAAACTATATGTTGAAGGCAGAAAAGAAGAATCGAAAGTTGATGGAACGTTTATCCACCAAGGATTGGCCCAACGAAGTTTTGAACGAGTTTGGACGGTCTCAGACGATACGGAGATTGGATCCGTCAAGTTTACAGATGGACTCCTCACCGTGGAGTTGAAGAAGATAGTTCCAGAACATCATGCTCGGAAAGAGTATCTATAAATAAAATGGTTCGAGATGGATCAAACGGGTTCCTTGACGGAACCCTTTTTTATTGGTATAATTAATACAGATAAAATTTTATTATGAGTGAAGAGTTCACTAGAATTGCATCAGCACTTGAAAGAATTGCTCATGCATTAGAACATCTACATATTGAGAAGATTGATCATGCTCATATAGATGATATTGGTGAGATACATGGTGATGTAGTAACCCATCCTAAACAATTTTAAATATGCCAAAACAAACAAAACTTAAGTTTACCATCAGACAAGATGGATTAGTTTCGGAAGAAGTAATAGGTGTTGTTGGAAATGCCTGTCAAGACTTAACTAAATTAATAGAAGAAAGAATTGGTGAAGTTACTTACGTAGAAACTAAACCAGAGTATTACCTTGCTCAACCAATAGAAAATTTTTGGAAAAACACAACAGATGTCACACTTCAGCACAATCAAGACCAAACTTAAAGATCGTTCTATACTAATAGAAGCACTTGAAAGATTAGATGAAAAGGTTAATCAACCTTGGAAAGGAACATCTGTTATAGAATTAGTTCTCTTAGATGATGTTCATGCAGAAAATCATGTAACTACTGAAGTTGATTTTTCTATCGGTGTTGATGTAGGATTTAAGTTGAACGAAAAAACAGGTGAGTATGAACTTATTGCTGATAAGCAAACATGGGATAAAAAAATTCCAATAGAAAGATTTCTTGAAAAACTTACTCAACAGTATGCTAGACTTACTATTCATGAAGTTGTTAAGGAACAGGGTTTTGTGTTAGAAGAAGAATGGGAGATGGATGATAATTCTATTGAACTAACAGTTACAAGGTGGGATTAAATTATGGCAATTAAAGTCGTTGTTCTACAAAGCAAAGAACAAATCGTAACAGAAATTAAAGAAGTTATTTCTGGTGAAAATCCTGTTGCTTATTTGTTTACCAATCCGCAAGTAGTAGAACTTAACAGATTTGGTTTATCCGAAGATAAAGATAAAACTTCTATTGAAGTTACATTATCTCCTTGGATATTAGCATCTGATGAAAAGGAGATACCAGTTCCTATAAACCAAGTGGTAACTATAGTTAAACCACTGGAATCAATTGAAAAAATGTACTTAGAAAAAACAAATGGACAAAGTAATCAAACTGATAGTATTGACCAGCAAGGAGATCTTGTTGAGTGAGATTGAAGAAGTAGGTGCAGACGTTGGAGAACCTGATTGTAAGTTAATTAATCCAGTAGTACTGCACACTACTGATGATAAATTTACAATTGAACAGGGAAAAGTTACTCTTACTAAATGGTTAAGTTCATTTACATATGACGAGACTTTTATGATAAGTTCTGATAAGATAATTACACTTGCAGAACCTGCAGACAATATTGTTCAAAAGTATTTGGGGCTTGTTAATAAAAAGAAATGAGATTTTACACAAACGTTCAGATGGTTGGAGACAACTTCTTGGTACGTGGTTATGAAGATGGAAGACACTTTGCAACCCGTGAGAAGTTTTACCCAACCCTTTTTGTTGACTCAAAAAAGAAAACAAAGTATAAGACATTAGAAGGTGAATATGTAGAAGCAATTGAACCTGGTAGTGTACGTGATTGTAGAGAGTTTATTAAGAGATATAATGAGGTAGAGAATTTTAATATTTACGGTAATGAGAGATTTATCTATCAATATATTTCTGAGAAGTATCCACAGAAAGAATTAAAGTTTGATATTGAGAAAATTAAATTAGTTACTCTTGATATTGAGGTTAAGTCTGAACAAGGATTCCCTGATGTACAATCTTGTGCAGAAGAGATACTTCTTATATCAATTCAGGATTATACAACTAANCAGATTATTACTTGGGGTCAAGGACCTTTTAAAAATAAGCAGAAGAATGTATTATACAAATCATTCAGAACTGAGTATGAACTTTTAAATGATTTTATTAACTGGTGGATGATTGAGACCAATACACCAGAAGTTATTACTGGATGGAACAGTAAGTTATATGATATTCCATATCTTTGCCGTAGGATTGATAGAATACTTGGAGAGAAACTTAAAAAGAGAATGTCTCCTTGGGGTCTTGTAACTGAAGAAGAAACCACTATCATGGGTCGTACACATATTACATATGATATTGGTGGTGTATCACAGTTAGACTACTTAGACTTATATAAGAAGTTTACATACAAAGCACAAGAATCTTATCGTTTGGATTATATTGCTAGTGTAGAACTTGGGCAAAAGAAATTAGATCATAGTGAGTTTGATACTTTCAAAGACTTTTATACAAATGGATGGCAGAAGTTTGTAGAATATAATATAATTGACGTAGAACTTGTTGACCGTTTGGAAAGCAAGATGAAGTTGATTGAACTTGCACTGACTATGGCATATGAAGCCAAGGTAAATTATGAAGATGTGTTCTATCAAGTTCGGATGTGGGACACGATAATTTATAACTATTTGAAGAATAGGAATATAGTTATTCCTCCAAAGAATAGATCAGCAAAGAACGAAAAATACGCAGGTGCTTATGTCAAGGAACCGAAAGCAGGAAAGTATGATTGGGTTGTTAGTTTTGACCTTAACAGTCTGTACCCTCACCTTATTATGCAGTACAATATTTCCCCAGAGACCATCAGGGAAACTAGACATCCCAGTGCGAGCGTTGAAAGGATCCTAAACGAAGAGGTAACAGACTTTGATCCTAACTATGCTACTTGTGCAAATGGAGCACAGTATAGGAAAGATGTGCGTGGATTCTTACCAGAGTTGATGGATAAGATGTATGGTGATAGAGTGGTGTTTAAGAAGAAGATGCTTCAAGCAAAACAAGAGTATGAAAAGAATCCATCCAATGCACTTACAAAAGAGATTGCTAGGTGTAACAATATTCAGATGGCAAAGAAGATTGCCCTTAATAGTGCTTATGGTGCTATCGGCAATCAGTACTTTAGGTATTACAAACTTGCTAATGCAGAAGCCATTACTTTGTC